ATGAGCGAGAAAGGAACGCTGCGGATCAGCTACAAGCAAAGCGGGAAGGCGGAGGAGTTGGAGCTGCAGGCGCCGCTCGATGCAGATGAAGCAACTGTGTTGCTTCACGTGCTTAGCCGGTGCAATAGATCACAGCGACTATTGAATGATGTTGAGTGGGGTGCAACTGGAGTCAACAAGCTGAGGCCTCAGCTTGAGGCGCTGGGTATATCCGACGTCACGTGGGAATACGTGTAATCCAGAAAGACAAAGGGCGCCTTTCGGCGCCCTACTCACAAACAGGCTGGCTTGTCATCGCCGTCCGCCTGTCTGGCTCTGCGATTGCTGGTTTCCCAGGATCCTCAGAGTCTCACAAGCCCCTTTCGGGTACAGCGTTAGTATTACGCAACGCCACCGTTTGCGCAAACGCACGGCGATATATGGCGGCAATATCACATTTCTCGCAGGCCAAGCCCGGCAAGGACGGCTGTCCGTACAGCCGAGAAATGCTCGGGCAACATCTTGTAGGTCTGATAGCTCCGGCCGCCATGTCGATCCCTTGTTCTGCACTGGTCCAGCCTGGCCAGACTGACCGTGTAAACCATGTCGCACTTAGCCCAGCAGACAGCGCTTGGGCCGGGCATGTAGCAGGGCAGCTCAACGTGGTGGTCGGTCAGGGTCTCTGGCGCCGTTGTGCTAAGGGGAACGACGGTCACCAGCTTGGTGTTGTGCCTGTGGCGCCGGAGAACGACGACGGGGCGAGTCTTGATCATCTCCGGCTCGACGAAGCCTTCGAAGTTGCAGATTAGGACGGAGCCTTCCTTGGGTTGGTATTTGAGTGGCATCAGATGCTCGGTGTCGATGATGGCGAGCAGCTATCTTACCTTGCGCGCTCTCAAACACCTGATGCTAGGCCGTAATCGGCTTTAGCTGCCCAGCCAGCGCCGCAGCGGTCCCAGCCTTCGCCGTAAACCCACTCGCATCACCCGGACTCGGCGTCGGCCCTGGTACGTGGGTATGACCGGCCAGCTGGGTGTTCATCGCCTCCACCAAGTCGAGCAGATCGCACACCACTTGGAGCACGTTCACGTTGGCCGAGCCGAGCCAGGTCTGTGGTGCGATGCTACGGCGCATGCCCTGAATCCTTTCCTGCATGTCGCCGCCGATCGTGGCGTTGAGCTTCTGGCCGACCACCAAGTTGAGGTCGCGGCCGGTGGCCTGATGCAGGTCGTCCACCGCGGCGAGGCTGGCGGAGCCGCCGGACAGCAGCTTGAGCGCGCCCAGGGCTTCGACTTTCTTGATGCCGCCCACCGATTCGGTGGAATGGTCGTCCACTTCCACTGTGTTGTTCTGGTAGCGCTCGGTGTTGTCCAGGGCGTCCACCTGGCGCTCCACCGCCTTGTCCTCGATCTTCCCGTCCGTCTGGCGCAGCCAGTTGCCGTCCGCGTCTACGCGCTGTTGGCAGGCCTCGCTGTGCTGCCACACCTGGTCGCCCTTGGGCACGCGCGGTAGGCTCAGCCCGTGCGGCAGCACGGTCTGGATGAATGGCTTGTGGGGCAGGCCGTAGGCAAAGCACACCACGACGGTGGTGCCTTCCTCGGGGAAGCCGAAGAAGCCGGCCTCCTGCCCGCCATTCGGCGCCGGCAGCGGCAGGCTGGAAAGTATCGGCAGATCCGGATCGGGCTCGCCGTCGGGCAGCAGCACCTCGACGTCCACGGCGAAGCGCGGGCGGAAGTCGTCGCACAGGCCGGGCGCCGCCGGCGCATCCGGTACCGCCACCACGCGGCCGAAGCGGGGCAGGTGATAACCGCCGGTCAGCTCGGGGAATTGCCGCTCTACGCTGCGGCGGATTGCGTCGTCCATCGGATGGCCATCTTGTTGTCGGCTAGCGTCACGCTGGTGATTCGCTCGCCCTGGTTGATCGTTGCACCAGGACGCAGCCCGGGCAGGGCCGCGATCATGGCGCTCTGGTTGCCCTGGTAGCCGTCGAACAGCTCGGCCGGCAACTGCAGCGGTGCTCGAGCACCGAAGAAGCTGTCCGCCCAGCTACCGGCGAACAGCTCGCCGTCGCCCTGCTGCTGCCAGATGAAGTCGGGGATGTTGAACACGCGGGCCAGGCTGTCCATCGCCTGGTACCCAGCGGCGAGACTGTAGAAGAAGGGCGTCTTCACCTTTGCATAGGGCCGCTCGGGCACGCGGAAGCGCAGTCCGGTTTTCTCGCTGACGGCGCTCATTACCGCCGTCAGGTCCACGTGGCGCAGGTTCATTGGCATGGGCTTGGCCAGGATTGCTGCCAGCTCACGGCACAGCAGCACCTGCTGCACGCTGTTGGCTGCGGTGCAGCGCTCCACGTAGCCGATGAAGTGGCGCTGCAGGGTGGCCTCGTTGTAGCCGATGTCGAGCGTCACCAGGCCCTTCACCGGTGCGTTGGCCTGGATGGTGAACGAGGCGCGGCCGGGGCTCTTCAGCTCCAGTCGCGTCTCATCTTTCACCAGCGGGTAGGCGGTGCCGTCGATGGTCAGCATCTTGTGCAGTTTCATGCTCATCAGGCCAGCCAGTTATCCAGTTTTTTCAGGGTGGCTTCGAAGCCGGTCAGCTCTTGCGCCGGCTCGCCGGATTCATCCGCAGCGGCGACGGCCTGCCCGGGTGCGGACTGGCTGGCGACGGCGTTGCCCGGGCGGCGCTTCTCGACGCGCTCAGGATTGGAAAGCTTCTCCACCAGGGTGAACTGCACGCGCCATGCGGCCAGCGAGTCGTCTTCACGGGCGCTGACGCCATCTGAGAACTGCACCTGGCGCACGCCGAAGGCGGCTGCGGTGTCATTGACGATGCGATAGGTCTTCAGCTGCCCGCCGCCCTCGGTAGCTTCGGCCAGGCGCATCAGGTTGCGCAGCTGCGCCTGGTTGACGAAGGGGATCAGCAGCGAGACGGTCAGCGTCTTCGGCTTAAAGCCCTTGTGCGCCGCCGTGCTGTTGCTCGTCTGGCCGGACAGGTCGTCACTTTCGATACGCAGGTTGGCCGTGACCTTCAAGCCCTTGCCCTGCACCTTTTCACCATCGAGCAGCAGCGTCATAGCCCCACCAGTTCCCGTACAAAGCTCAGTCCATCCAGCGAGCCCACCAGCAGCAGGCCCGCGCTTAAAACCCATTCATGGCCGGGGGCATCGCCCTCGAGCAGCTGCCGGCGCAGCTCGTTGGCATCGCCGGGGCCGATCAGCCGGGCGCGCATGCTGGTGTCGGCGCCGCCGTTCGCTAGCATCGCCTTGAGATCCGCCAGCTGCTGGTCGCGGCCCTGCTGCTGGCTTGCCTTGCGACCGGCCAGGGCGGCGAGATCCGCCATGGGCGAGCTGTCGGCGGCGTAGCTCTCCAGCACCGCCAGTTGGCCGGCAATGGATTGCCTCGACGCCTTGGTCACCGTGCAGCGCTCCAGGGGCAGCGCGCCCCAACGGGGCAGGGGGCCGGCGTTGGGCATCTCCCACTTTTCCGCCTCGAGGCGCGACAGGTGCCGGGCACGGCGCTCGGCACGCACCAGATCCGGTACCGGCAGCAACGCATTGAAGCGCGCCAGGGTGTCGGCCAGCTGATCGAAGCGGGTGGCGAGGAACAGCAGTGACAGGGCGTACTGCGGCCCGCTGGGCTTGCCCTGGTCGGATGGGTCCACCAATTTGCCAGCGAGCTGCAGCAGCAGATTCGGCGCCGACAGAAACCGCTGATTGCCTCTGCCTTGGCCGATGCCGCTCTGGAACGGCGTCACTGCAAGACAGGCCGGTGCTTCGCCCAGCTGGCTGCCTAACGCAGCGCGGCCGGTTGCGATCGCGCCGGCGGCAGCACCGCCGACCGGGCCAGGGTTGGTGGTGGCGAGCCCGTCGAGCCCAGCGAGCCGCTGCGCCGTGCTGGCCAGCTCGCCGCCGGCCAGATCCTTGGCAGCGTCGAGCTCCGCCATCCACTGGGTGGCTTGCTCGGGCCAGCGCATGGTCACCGGTGCCCAAGTCACGGCTGCGGCGCCTCCCAGCTGATCGCCTCAAGGGCTGCTAGGTCACCAGCATCGAGCGCGGCGTCCAGCTGCTGTTTCAGCGCGTTGGCGTGCTGCAGCAACTGCAGCTTGTAAAGCGTGAAGTCATCGCCAACCTGGCGCAGCTGTTCGGCAGTGTGTAGCCGGAATTCCTTCACGCCTTGCTCGTCGCGGCAGGCGTAGGGCATGTCGAGGCCGCGCAGCACCGCGCCGGTTAGGTTCAGCTGGTCGTCTAGCTGGCTGGTGTAAAAGTGCGGCGAGCCTAAGGCTGTGGAGGCGAAGCCGGCGGTGATGGCGGCTTCGCAGGTGCGATTGATGGCTGCGGTTTGGCGCGCATGGGTGGTTTTATATTGTTGGCTTTGTGTGGGTTGTGGCTGGTCTATCAGGATCGGCAATCCATCAGATGTATGGCTACGGATCTTGCCGACTTCAGGATTGCCTATTACGGCTGTATATAAATCCAAGCTGATTGGCACCGCGTCGCTTGGCATGTTTTTGCCGTGAACGGACGTCAAATAGGTGCAGCCTGTGGACATACTGTAAAACATGGCACCTCCTTAGCTACCGATAGCCCAGATGGTCGGAAATATCGTTCCGGCAACAGTGTTGGTGTACTGAGCTCTGACCACGCAGCCGTTCATGCTCTTGCTGATCAGCTCAAATCTACCGTCGTTTGAGTAGGAACTCGCAGGTTGATTTGTAGAGACCAGCACTGACCTGCAGTTAGACGGGAAGGCAATTGGCCATGGAACCGCTTGTTCTGATTCTGCTGAGGCTGGTACGCCATTAACCCACTGTAAGATCCAGCTACCAAGCCATGTCGGAGCTACTATGTATCCGTTCTCGCCCAGACTAATGGCAAACCCCCAGCGCAGCGTTTTGGGGCTTATAAATGCGGAATTGCTAATGCCCTCTAAGACTTCGTACTTAGTAGCGACTTCTGAAATTCCAGCAGTTGTTTCGCTGGCTAGCGGCACTTGAGTATTTATTTTTATGTCTGTGGAGCCGTCAAAAAGCGCTTCCCCCGTCACGGGACCGGTAAGTTCAACTCTACGGGAGGTGGCCAGCGTCTCCGCCTTCCCAACGACAGTGATGCCCGAAACGATATTGGCGATAGCGGTCCAGATGACTGCCGTTGCCGCTTTAACTGCCTTGGTGGTCGCCAGAATCAAGCTGCTGTCGGTGTTCTCGTCGTCGCTCTTGGCGTTGGGCAGGTTGCCCAGACCCACATCTTCTTTGGTGGTCGCTCTGGCACGCAGACCGTCGTAGTCGCCCTCGCGGGCGGCGAAGTGCGTGACCAGCGGGCCGTCGATGGTCTCGACCGGACGGCTGTCGGTGATGGTGTCGCCGGTCGGCAGATCCGCGATAGCCACGCAGTAGTGCTGCACGCCGGCGCTGTCCACGTAATCCACCTTTCCATTGCCCCACACCACGCTCCACGTCGCCGCGACGTCGTTCAGCTCGCGCTGCAGGGCCACATCGAGCCAGGCGGTGGTGGGAAGTGCCGGTGGCACCACGGGCAGCACCTCAGCCCGCTGCAGGCGTACGCCTTCGATGTAGGCGGTACCCGGCTTGAGCTGATAGGTGTCGCCCACTTTCTCCAACTGCAGCGCGCTGCCGAAGAAGCACGCTCGGCCGTAGATGTCGCGGTTGCCCTGGCGCTCGCGCTCGTCGATGCCGGCCAGCCGCACGGTGAAGTCGTGCTGCCAGGTGCTGGCGTCGATGGTGATACCGGTCAGCGCCTGGGCGCCGTCGAACACCACCAGGAAGTTGCGGGTGATGTTGTTGCCCAGCTGCAGCGGCGGGATGTTGCGGCGCTTCTGCTGCAGCGGCATGTAGGCCACGGCAAACAGCACGCCCTCGGCACTTTCCAGGCCGATCCAGTTGAAGTCCCAGTCGCCAACGTCTGAGCCCACCTGCAGGCTGTACACCACTTGCGATGGATTGACGTAACCCTTGTTCGCCGGCGGGATCACCGCGCTGTAAACGACCTGCCCGGCCGGCGGCTTCGGCGCGGCGCGGTCTACCTCATTGTTCGGGCTCAGGCCTGGCACGTTGGCGAAGATGAATCGTGTGATGTTCAGCGGCTGCTGTGCCGCCTGTTTTTGTGCGATGAGATCTTCGCCGGCCAAGGTAATGCGGGCCATGGGTACTCCTACAGGCGGGCAACCAGCGTTTGCTGGTCGTCGTTGAAATCGACCAGCGCTACGGACAGCGGCACCGGCGTGATGGTGGAAAAGTCGTAGCGGCGGCAGGTGCGGCCGTACTGTTGAATCAGCACGCGCAGCAGCTCGGGGCTTTGTGCCAACTGACCGTCGGTGAGCTGCAGCAACACCACATCCCAGTCGCGGTCAGGCAGGCGCTCCTCGATCTCGACATAGCCGACGCCTAGGCGCTGTAGGATCCGCTTCATGCCGGCGACGCTGCCGGCATCCACTGCGTTGACGAAGGCGTATTTCACACGCAGGCGATACAGTGCTTCCGGTTCGCCTGTGAAGCGGCTGATATCCCGCTGCCAGGCCAGCAGATCGAGAATCGTCAGGTAGCAGGTGTCGGGGTCCATCTGCAGCAGCGGCCAGCGCATCCAGCCCTCGACCTTTGCCCACCAGGATGCAGCCGCCGCTTTCAGCTTGCTCAGCTCGGTACCGGCGAGCCAGAAGGGGAGTTCAAGCTTGATCATGGGCGTACCTCAGCGGGGAACTTGCGCGTTGGGTGCCGGTCATTGGGTGTGGCGGTCGGCCGGTCGGACGCCCCTCCCCATAGGTTTTCGCCGGTCGCCGTCTTTCCTACCTCAAGCATTCACCACCTCCAGGCTCTGGATACGCGGGATGCTCAGCTCGGACACGATGTCCGCATTGGCAAACTTCAACGACTCGACGCCAGGGAACTGCTGATGCAGCTCCTCGCCCAGCCTGCTGAATGAAAAGCGCGACTGTGGGTACGTCAAAGTCGGCTGGAAATCACGTGGCGTGCTCTCGCGAAACGCCGATCGCACAAACAGCTCCACTTCATCGCGCAGCGTCTCGCGCTGGTCGGCGGTCAGGGTCGGACGGGGCCAGATCGTCAGGCTGATGGCGTGCAGGGTTTCAGGCATCACCATCACCAACAGGTCATCACCATGGCCATGGTTGCCGCTGTCGCGGATATGCGCGTTGATCTGCTCCAGGTACGTCTCGCCCGGTACGTCAGCCTCGAACAGCACGAAGGCATTGGCGCTGCCTGGGCCGCGCGGGGCACCGTGCTCGAAGTACACGCCATCGGGCCGCACGCCCGGGAAGGCGGCGATCATGGCGCGGTACACCGCATCGGTGTGCCACTGGTTTACCGCTGAGAATTGGTTACGCACCCGCAGGCGCAGCTCGTCGTCAGGTTCCGGATCGGCGCCCGGCGAAGCCAGCCAGCCGTCGTTGTTCACCACAGAAGCGATGCCCGGTACTGGCTGCGGCAGAATGGCGTAATAGCCCGGTGCAAGGTTATAGCCGCTGCCAACGTCCACCGCTTCCACGGGGATTTCCAGCTGCATCAGGCCGTCGGTGAAAGTGCCGGCTGCGGTCGTTACCAACTGGTAGATGTGGCCGTTGATCGATGCCGACTGCACCACCGTGCCGGCGGGCACCTCCAGCGCGCCGCCCGCTTCCAGGCGGGAGAACAGCAGCACGCCTTGCGCTTTCGTCGCGCCCTTGCGTTCCACGTTCACGGCCCAGGCCAGCATGTCGAGCCAGCTGCCGGTGGCCGTCTTCACGAAGAAGTTCGGCAGCACCGTGCCGCTGATAAAGGTGATCAGCCACAGCACAGGCTTGGTCACCAGCGCGGTGACGACCCGCCAGAACGGCGAATACGCGCTGGTGTTGCTCAGCTTGCTGCCCTGTGCGGTTACCTCCCTTTCCCAGGCTTGGCGTAGCGCCGCCTCGGTGGTGGGGATGCCGGCATCCATCAGCGCTTGCTTGAAGTCCACGTCACTCAAAGGGCCACCTCGATACTGCCGAATTTCAGGGTTTTGGCGGTGACCAGGTACTGGCCTGGCTCCACCTGGGTGATCAGTGCGGTACCGGGTACCAGGCGCTCGTCGGCCTCCACCAGCAGCTCCATCTGCTGGATGCAGTCGCGCTGGCGTAGCCGGTCGCGCTCGGCCACCAGCGTCACCAGCAGGCCGCTGTCACGGATCATGTGGGCGATGTCCTGGGCGATGCTCGCGCGGTCATCGATGAGCAACGGCTGGCGGGACAGATCCAGCACCAGGTCGTTGTCGGCAATCAGCAGGTCGATGTAATCGCTCATCCGCCCACCGCCATGCTCAGCATGTTTTCCATCTCCAGCGGGCTCATCGGTTTGCCTGTGTGGATCTCGACTTTCTCCACCCGAGTGCCCCTGTCCTGGTTGCTGGTGTTCTGGATGCTGGTCAGCAGCCCGCCCGGCGGTACCGCGTTGGCGCGCTGCGGCGAAAGGCTGGGGATGGCGTTGTTGATGGTGGCCTGGGCTTTCTGTGCTCGCTCTGCCTGCTCGGTCGCGGTCATTACCGCGTTGGCACCTGGCAGTTCCGGCATGGCGCCGAACTGGGCATCGATCTGGACGCCCGGGATCTTGTTCAGCATGGCGATCAGGCCGTTGATGGCGCTGTAGAAGATCGCAAGGATGCCGTCCCATGCCGCCTTGGCCATGCCGGACCAGCCACCCATCGAGCTGAACCAGTCGGAAAGGGTGGTGAGCTGGGCAGCTACCCACTGGAAGGCGGTGGTGTTCATGATCGCTGCGGTGATCTCGTCCCAGTAGACGATGGCAGCGATGAGTGCAGCGCCCAGCGCGATGATGCCCACGACTATCCAGGTGATGGGGTTAGCCCACAGCGCGGCGTTAAACAGCCACATGCTGGCCGACGCCACCTTCGTCCACACGGCCAACGCGCCCATCTTGACTGCCACGGCCATGATGGCAATTTCCTGTGCGATAAATCCGGCCAGTCCGATCTTCTGCAGAAACAGAAATGGCAGCCAAGCGGTCTTGGCCAGGCCAACTACAAAGGTCAGTGCCGCTACCCCAGCCGCTAGCCCAAGCACGCCGAGCACGACCAAGCCGACCACGCGAGCGATGTTCGGGAATAGTTGCGTCCAGCGAATCAGGACGTTGCCAATGCTGACCAAGCGCTCCATCAGCGGCGTTAGCAGCGGAATCAAGACTTGGCCGAACACAACCCGCACGGCCTGCACCACGGCCAGGAACTGCTGCCACGGATCCACCATGGCCTTGGCCATCTGCTCGGCTGTCTCCAGGCCGCGCACCTTGCCCAGCTGCTCCATGCCATTGGCCAGGCGCCCGGTGTCGCCCATCAGGGTGGTGATCAGCCGCGCCGCTTCGCCACCAAAGGCATCGCGTAGCGCCTTGCCGTTGGCCTCGATCGACAAGTCACCGAACTTGCCCTGGAGCTTGTCCAGGATCTCCATCATCGGCAGCAGCTTGCCCTGCTGGTCCACGAAGCTCATGCCCAGCTTTTCCGAGGCGCCGCTGATGTTCTCGAAGAACGCCTTGTACAGCCCACCGGCCTCGCCGCCTTCCATGGTGCTACCCAGTGTGCCGAGAACGGCCATCTGCTCGGCGAGGTCGACGCCGGCAGTGCTGGCCAGCCCGCCGGCGGCCTTGAAGGCCTCGCCGATCTGGGCGCCACTGGTGCGGAACAGCTGCACCGCGAGCGCAGTCTGGCCACCCAACTGCTCGACCCAGGCACTCTTGCCCATGGCATCGGCCTGGCCCTTGAACGTGTTGTACATGGTGCCCAGGTAGGCACTCATCGTTTCAGCGTCGCCCTTGGTCGCCTTGGCCAGCAGGTTGCTGGTGTTGGTAAAGGTCGCCAGTTGCGAGCCGGTCAGGCCCTTGATGGCGCCCTCGATGCTGTACGCCGAAGCCACGAAGGCCTGGGCGTTCTCGCCGTAGGCGATGGAGAAAGCCAGAGATTTGCGATTGAGTGCATCTAGGGCGTCCTGGGCGACCCCCAAGCTCTTTACCTCACCCAAGGCTCGGTTTTGCTCCAGTGCAGGCTCCATTGCCTTGCTGATGGCCACGCCAGCGCCCACCATTCCAGCCAGGCCGATGCCCATCTGGGTGATGTTCTTCTGGCCCTTCTCGGCCAGCTCGCTGAAGCCCATCTTCACCTTGCCCAGCGGGGCACTGACCTGGTCGGTCAGCTTCAGGATGAAGTTCAGAGCGGCGTTGTTCGTAGCCATCGTTCACCTAGCCGTTCAACGCATGGGCGATGCCGTTCGATACGGCGATTTCCATGCGTCTCCAGTACTCGTCTTCCAGCCACTTGGCGGTGCCCATGTTGTCGGGCGTTGGCTCCGCACCAGGCAGCCAGCGTTCAGCCAGGGCCATCAGCTGGCCCAGGCCGTCTTCGGTCAGTCGTTCGGCTCGGTGGAGGGCTTTTTTACGGCCACCTCAACGTCCGGGCTGTACTCCTCCAGCAGCGCGCCGACGAGTTGCATGGTCATCACCGGGTTGGCCAGCAACGGGCGCAGCGCCTCCTTCTGGTCGGCCTGCACGGTGGTGGTCAGCAGGTTGTGCCCGGGGGCAACCTTGTTGTCCGGCTTCACCGCGTTGAAGTACTTGGTCACGTCCTGAGCGGTCAGGGTGAAAGTGAAGTCGGCGGCGCCGACGGTGATCTCGATCTGGCGTTTAGCGGTCATCAGGCTTGTCTCTTGTTGAGGTTGCGGAAGTAGTTGTCCAGGTGCGTTTCCAGGCGGCCTTCCAGCCGGCTCACCACCTTGTCGAACTGGTCGGCGCGCACATACGTCTGGGCGATGTGCAGGCGCAGCTCCAGGTGCTCGCGTCGCGAAGCACTGACCTGCTTGAACAGGTACACCTGGAAGCCGCAAATGCCGGCCAGCGTCAGCTCGGTCAGCATCAGCAGGATGCTGATCGTCAGCGGGTTCAGTTCCATTTCAGCGGCTCCAGTTGCCGCGGCCGCCGATGCGCACGGCAAGGTGCATCAGCCAGGCCAGCGGCTTGCTCATGCCCTCCTCGAGGAGGGCCGCGTGGAAGACCTTGTCCGCCTCGCGCTTGGTGAAGCGGTGGGTCAGGTGGGTGTAAATGAAGTCGTGCACCACGGCGGGCCGACGGGCCTGGACGTGATCGCGCGGCACGATGCGCCACGCCAGCCGCGGCACGCTGGCCAGGTCGGTGCGGTAGCCCACCGGCACAATCACCAGGCGCTCGTCGGCGGCGCGGTACTGCAAAGGCTTGACCACCTTCCACAGCTCGGAGCCAGGGACGTGGCGCAGCTCCAGGTCGCTCTCAAAAGGCATCGGCGCACTCCACCGTCAGGCGATTCGGTGCCGTGCGTGCTGCCAGCGTCGTGCGCAACGCAAGGCGTCCTGCCTCGGGTGCCTTGCAGTAGCCATCCACCAGCGTGGCGGCGGCAGTGCCCACTGCGCTGGTGGCCGTGCAGGCGGCGAGCGTCAGGGTGAACACCATGGCCAGCAGGCAAGCCAGCAGCTGCGCTTTGAACGAGTACTTCATGTCAGTAGCTCCAGATAGCAGGGGAGGGGAAGCGTCCGCCGGCGGACGTACCGAGATGGAGGAAGCGGCCGCCACCCTTCTGCTGCACGCCGATACGGGTAAAGCCCAGCTCCAGGGCCAGGCCCAGCAGGGCCAGGGCGCCGGCGCCCTGGATGGCCACGTCCACCGCCTTGCCGGTGCAGTGCTCGCCGGGCTGGGCTTTCTTCGCCTCGACGGGGTGTGCCGGGCAGCGGTAAGCGCTGGACAGGCGCATCGCCTGGCCGAAGCGCTCGCGCAGCTGCTGCAGCTTGTCCATGAAGGCGGGATCCATCTCGGTACCGTCGCTACCGCAGCGGCCGCATTTGCAGCGCAACTCGGCGTAGCTGAAATTCGGCCAGGGACTGGTCATCAGCGGTTTCCTTTCTCGAAAGTGATCTGGCAGGGCATGCAGCGGGTCACCCCGCCGAAGGCCCGGCGGGCTGCGGGGATCTCGCCGTCGCAGTCCTGGCAGTGGGTAAGGCTTGGCCCAGTCGAGCGAGGCCGGGCCAACTGGGCAGCGATAGCCTGGTCACGCTGTCGCTGTTCCAAGGCCTGGGCGCGGTCGAACGGGCACACCATCAGCGCAGCCCCTCGATCTCGGCCGCGGCCAGGTACGGCACGCCATTGATGCGGATGAAGTCCGGGCTGGTGACGTCGAAGGGCACCTTGTGCTTGCTCTTCTCGCCGCCCTTGGGGTCGATGTTCAGCAGGCTGGATACCTTCAGGCGGCAGCCGAACGCCTCCACGCGCAGCTCTTCGTCGCCGGCCTTTGCATAGAAGACGGTGTCGAACGTCTCCAGCTCGCGGAAGCTTCCCGCCTGCTTCGCCGCCTCGATCAGCAAGCTGAAGTTCGAGGTGTCGAACTCCATCTCGCCGCTGGCGGCCACGTCGCCATCCACGTACCCGTTGGGTACGCCCTTGTCCTGCGCCACCGCCGTGTTGTCGGTGATATCCAGGGTGCAGGTCTCGACGTGAACCAGCAGATCGCCCAGGTTCACGTCGAAGTTCTTGCCGCCAATACGTGCCATGCGGGCTTACTCCGAGTCGTTGGAAAGGTCGAGGGCGATGTTCGCCGTGAGGTCTTTTGGGCAGTTGTAGGGCTTGAGCTTCAGGTAGGCCTCGACCTTGGTCTTGCTCTGCCACACCAGCACGATGTCGCCGTCCTTCGGCGGCTCGATCTCGCCGGGGAACACCTGGCCGGCAAAGGCCACCGACTTGGCCATGGCACGCAGCGGCGCCATCAGCGCGCTGGTGGCCGCGGCCATGGCATTGGGGGTGTTGTTCAGGCGGCGATCGGCGACCCGCTGGATCAGCAGGATGCGCACCCGGCGCGCGGCCTTGTCGGCCAGCCGCAAGTGCTCGATCACCTGGAAGTCGCTACCTGGTGCGTCCAGCATGTTGCCGTCGCCCCAGAACACGCCCGGGTAGTCGGGATAGGTCTGCGAAACACTGAAGCGGGCCGCATCGAGCTCGGCGCGTATGGCCGAGGGCAGCGGGATGCCGTCCATGTCCACCGGCGTATCGCCCAGGCCAAGCACGGCGCCGCTGGCCACGCGCATGGGGCTGTCGGCGATGCTCACCGCAGCATTGGCCAGGCGCCCGGCCAGCACCCCCAGGTCGTTGCCGTGCAGCTGCGGCACCACCAGCACGCGCGGTGCGGCCAGGTCCTTCACGATGGCGCGTTGCTCGCCCAGGTACTGGTTCCAGCTCTGCAGGGCAGAGTCGATGCCGGCAGTGGCAGCCATCACGAAGGCGCGACGGCCATAGGTGTTGTTCAGCATCACCGCCGCGTCATGCATATCGGCGAGTTCGCCCCCAGTCGTCACTGGCGTGGTGATCACCACACTCTCGACCGAGTAGCCCTGCTGCTGGGCGAATTCCAGCGCTTCTTCCCAGCCGCCGCCCGCTGCATCGATCGGCGCTGCCAGGCAGGCCCAGCGATCGCCGCCGTTCAGGCGGGCAGCAGTGATTTGGGTTTTCAGGTCGCTGTCCGCAACGCCAAGCGAAGCGTCCAGGTCGCTCTGGGTGTTCAAAGGAATCAGCTCGCCGACATTCGCCGCGGCAGGGCCGATGAAAAGGAAATAGCGCTCGATCTCGGTCACGGCACCCTGGCCGAGGTTGAGATTGTTGACGCTGACTTTGCCGAGTGCCATGTGCGTGCCTCGTTAGCGGGGAGAGTTAAGGATTTGCTCGAGCACCTGGTTCACCAGCAGCCGGGTGTCGCGGTCGGTGTTCACACCAAGGAATTGGCGCTTGGGCAGGGTGATTTCCCAGCTCTGCGCACCGGACGTCTCGGCGTTTCCATCGGTGAGAATTCGGATCAGCAGGCCTGCCTGCTGGTACTGCACGTGCTGCAGGATCCAGGCGACTGGAGGGCGGGTTAGGCTCTTCTTGCCGGCCTGGCGAACGCGAAAGCCGAGGCGCCGCAAACGCTTTGCCTGCTTTTCCGTTGCCCCTTGGCCGGGGCGAACGGTGTTCCAGCGGCGCATCTGTGCAGCGGTACGGCGCTCGCTGTTGCCATGGTGCTGTTGCGAAGCGATCCAGCGCGTAAGGCCGTTACGCCAGCCCAGCTCGGCCACCTCGGCGTCCACACGGGTGATCTGCAGCAGCTTGCCGAGGCCGGCTTCCATCTTTTTCTTGCCCTTGCCTTCGGCCTTGCGAGGTGCGAAGGGGGTGCCGTCCAGGTTGCGCTGCTCGCGGATCCGCTTGCGGCTCATCGTCCGGACGCGCTTGCCCACGTTGTTCAGCAGCCGGCGGCGCAGCTTGGGCGGCAGGCTCAGCAGGGCGAGCTGTTCACGAACGCCCAGGTAGCCACGGGCATCGAGCTCGAAGGTGCTACGCGCCATGGCTGGTCACCTCGCCCTGCTCAGCAATCCACAGATCGAACGGCACGAAGGCCCAGCGCTTGCCAAAGGCTTCGATCTCGCCTTCGGCGTCTTCGGCCAGGTATTGCGGTTCGATGAATTCCACGGTCAGCTCGACGTCGGCCAGGTCGTTATCCAACTGCTCGATGTCGAAGGTCGGTGCCGGCAAGTCGTCGTCCCGGTCGGGGTCGCTGGTTTCCAGCCAACTGCCCAGCAGGGCCATCAGCCGGCCGGGGTGGTCGGCAAAGCGCTCCATCACAATCACGGCGCGGTAGCGCATATCACCCAGGTGCAAGCCGTCCAGGTCCGGCTTCCAGGTGAGGTTCAAGGTGATCTGCTCGGCCCAGCTATCGAGCTGTTCCGGGGCCACCAAACGGCGCTCGAGCAGAAAGGCGGTCAACGCCCGCAGCTTGTTCACAGCAGCACCGCCGTGATTCGGCTACGCCCCTGCAGCAGGCGCACGGCCTGTTGGCTGAAGGCCAGAAACCGTTCTTCCGTGGCGGGCGCTTCCTTGGCCAGGTTCTCGGCCGTGTCGCGGCGATTCACCGTGGCGAACTGCTGCAGCAAGTAGGCCTTGGCGCGGCAGTACACGGCGCGCTTGTACGTCGCTACGTGAAATGTGCGCTCTTGCAGCACCGTAGGGTCTGCACTTTCCACGCTGGCGATGCCTGCTGCCTGCCATGCCGCCTTGCGCTTGGCGAGATCCTGGTTCACCTCGCCCATGGCGAAGGCAATACCGTCGGCCAGCAGCTCCACCAGGTACTCCGCCGGCAGGCGGTAGCCGCGCTGGAACTCGGCCACGGAGAGATCCGGCCAGAAGCCGTCATTCTCGATCGCTTGTTCCACCAGGGTGGTGGGTTTGCCGGAAAAGCTCATCGCTGGCCGCTCGAATAGGGCGGGGTGGCTGCCTTCGGTGGAATCGGGCCACAAGTGGTCGATTCACCGGGGCAGGCCCCGCTGGGGGTGGGTAGACGGTTACTCGGTGGCGCCTTCGGCTTGCTGCTTGCGCAGCGCCTTCTCGGCACCTTCCAGACGCGTTTTCACGCCAATTTCGGGATAAAGGTCAGTGGCACGATTGAGGTGCTGAACGGCTGCAGCCCAGTCCTTGCGGTCCATGGCCAGCACGCCAAGCAACTTGTGGTAGCGGGCCGGGATGCGCTCGAACAACTCCCAAGCCTCTGGCGCCGGGTTCTCCGGGCCGTAGATTTTGTCGTCCCAGCCCCCGTCCACACGCGGCAGCAGGTTGGAGACGTAAGGCTCAGGGCTGCGCCCGGCCTTATGCTCGGCCTCGGCCCACTCGATCAGCTCGTCAGCAACGAAGGTCTGCACGTCACGCTTGAAGCGCTCCGGCAGCTGCTGGCCCTGCTCGATGGCGAAGTCCGCCAACTCAAGGCCCGCTTCGAACTGGGCGGTATCGAACAGCCACACCAGCACCTGCATCACCACAGCGTTGGGGTAATTCAGGCCGCTATCGCGGTAGCGCTGCACGTACTCCAGGTACTTGGGCAGCAGCTCGTCGCGCTTCAGTTGCTGGCGAAGCTCGCGGCTGTTGATTTCGCTGATGCGCTCCAGATCCTGGGCGAGAGCGGCTTCCATCAGCTTGAGGTGCTTCTGGGCATTGGCCGGGCTGCTCAGGGCGTTGGCGGCGGTGTAGGGCTGGGCGACCGGTGCCGAGCTGACGGCAGAGCCGCCAGCCAGTACACGGCGCTTGTGGGTCAGGGCGAGGCTCATGCCTCGGCCTCCGGATCCGGCAGCACTTCGACGTTCTCGGTCAGCGCGAATTTCTCCAGCTGCTCGATCACATAGCCTTCGTTGCGGCTGTTGTAGTCCTCGACGCGGGAGCGCTTCGGGTTGTCGATGGTCTGCTTCCGCCAACTGGTGTCCTGGAAGTAAATCGACAGGTTGTCCCAACTGGAGACCAGCACCGCGTTGACCGGGAAGTTCGGCACGGTGAAGGACGGCAGGCCGCCGTAGGTGGCGATCACCTGGGCGCTTTCGATGCGCTCCTTCTCGGTCGGCGTGTCGCCCTGCTTGGTGTACAGCTTGGCCTTGTCAGCGGCCAGCAGATCGCTGCCGATGATCGCGATCAGGTCGCCATCGTCACGCAGGTTCTCGTCCACCATCTGCTTGGTGTCGTGCACCAGGGCATCGAGGTTGGCGTAGTCGCCGCCCACGCCCAGGGTGATCTTGCCGGCTACCTTGCCTTCCTTGAGCACTTGCGCCGGGATCTGCTCGCGGGCCTGCTGCAGCCAGCCCTTGTTCACGTCCTGCAGCTTCGGATAGGCCACCGGGTCGGTGTCGGCAGCCGCGTGGGTGCCATGGAAGCCGATCATGATGCGGTCTTGTGCAATGCGCTTCTGCACAGCGGCGGAGTAGCGATCGGCAAAGTCGGGGAACTTGGCCCAGGAGTCGATCTTGGCGTAGGGCAGACCGACATCGGAGTGGGTATCAACCAGTTCGTACTGGGTGTTATCCAGCCCCGAAGCGTCTTTCGCCTCGCGGTCCTTCAGCTTGGTGTTGGTGCGGCCGGTCACCGGGCCATTCACACCGATGAAGACCTTCTCGCCCTTGATCTCGCTGACCGGAACGACGTTGATGCGCTCCAGGAAGTCAGCACGGGCGGTGATCGCGTCGTTCAGCTCCTGGGCAGTGGACGGCTCGACCGAGAAATGCTTGCTGGCGTCGTCGACACCGTAGCTCTCGGCCATATCGGCCTGCAGCAGCTCGTACTTGGCGACGGCGTTCGGGCTGAGTGCTTGTGCCATATCAGAGCACCTTCTTCTTGGCCGGGGTAACAGCACCTTGGGTGCGGGGTACCTGGCGTGTTTGAACGGTGCTCAGCAGGGTGCTGAACTGCTTTTCGATGCCCGCCAGGCGAGCTTCCAGGCCTTTGTTGGCCTTCTTCTTCCGGCTGAACTGGTGTTCTTCCTCGGCCTGCTCGACGATTTCGGCGACGGCGCCTTCGACGGTCTCGACCTGTTCTTCGGTTTCGGTCTCGTCGACTTCCTCGGCAACTGGCTCGATCACTGCCTGAATGCCTGCGGCAACAATCAGCAGCTGCTCGAGCAAGGCCTTCAACGCTTTCGCGGTGGCTTCATCCATTGGTGGGGTGCTCTCGGTTGGGGTTTGCGGGGGAGTGGCGGGCGCCTCGAGGGCGAAACGCTTGAAAAAGGCAGTCAGTGCGGTGATCAGCCCCTTGGAATCGGTGCTGTCGTGCTCGTCATCGCGCAGCGGGCCCATCTCGACGGAGGCCGCGTAGTAGGTGGCTTTGCTGGTTCGCTTGGAGAAGTACAGTTCCTGGGTGCCCAGGCTCGCGGGCTCGTCCGTGACGGCCAGGCCGGTCAGGTATGCCTTGCCGGTGTTGGCGAAGTTCGGCCAGATCTCGATGCTGGTGAACAGCTTTTCGCCGCGGTCGTTGAGCCACAGCAGCTTGTCGTTGGGCTTGAGCTGGGCTTCCAGGGCGACCTGGCCTTCCTCCAGCTCCGGGTCATCCTCGACCAGGCGCACCGCGAAAACGGTGCCGTGCGAGCCCGACCAACGTTCATGCTCGGCCCAGATCACGGCGGTGTAGCGCGACGGCTTGTAGGTCTCAGCGATGTCGCGCAGCTCTTGCGGCGTGATTTCGCGGCCATCGACGGTAGGGCCGCTGACGGCAACGCGTTTCCAGTACGAAACAAGGGAGCGGGGCATGGTGAGAAAGGCGCTCATCGGTGGTCAGAGGCCCCCACCTTATGCAGCGTCAAATGGCCGAACAATCAATGCTGCTGAGCTACATTCCTAACGATCGAAAATAGGAATATTCCGGATTTTATCTACGTGTTGGCTGCGTTTTCGCCTCATAGAGTGCGACGCATGCCATACGCCATTGAAGTGAAAGAAGCCGCAAAACGCCTGTACCTTCGCCGTGCAAAACCGAAGGAAATCCAGGCGCAGCTCGGCCTGCCCAACGTCCGGATCGTCTACTACTGGATCGCCCGTGGCGGCTGGGACGAGATGCTGACCGACGAGGAGCCGCTGACTGCCATCAGCCGGCGCATCACCCTGTTGCTGGAGAAACCCGAGGTACTGGCCAAAGGGGAGTTGGACGAGCTCGACCGCCTGACCGGGATCCGCGAGCGCCTGCAGAAGCAAGCGGCCAGACCGGCCCCGCCGACCGCCATCCAGGCGCCAGCCGAGTACCAGGAGCACGACCAGGACAAGCCGCGCGGCCAGCGCCGCGATCGAGGCGATCGGGGCAGCAAGCGCAAAGAGAAGAAGCTGAAGAATGACATCAGCGCGCTGACCGAGCTGGACTTCCTGGAGAAGTTCACCTCGACCATGTTCGCCTACCAGCAGGAACTGTTCGCCGCCAAGCAGAACCCGCTGACGGCGCGGATCCGCAACATCCTGAAGTCCAGGCAGATCGGCCTGACCTACTACTTCGCCGCCGAAGCCTTCATGGACGCGGTGCTGACCGGCGACAACCAGATCTTCCTGTCCGCCAGCCGCGCCCAGTCCGAGGTGTTCCGCAGCTACATCGTGGCGTTCGCCAGCAAGTGGTTCGATATCGACCTGACCGGCAACCCCATCGTGCTGAGCAAGGACGGCAAGCCGTGGGCCGAGCTGCGCTTCCTGTCCACCAACGCCAATACGGCGCAGAGCTACCACGGCCACCTGTACGTCGATGAGATCTTCTGGATCCCGCGCTTCGACAAGATCCAGCACGTAGCCAGCGGCATGGCCGCCCATGCGAAGTGGCGGCAGACCTACTTTTCAACGCCCAGCGCCGTCACGCACGAGGCCTACCCGTTCTGGACGGGTGAGACCTTCCGCAACAGCAAACGCGGCAAAAAGGCGGGGACATGGCCCAGCGAAGCGCAGATCCGCGCCGGCGCGCTGTGCCCGGATGGGCAATGGCGCAAGGTCATCACCATCGAAGATGCGATCGCCGGCGGCTGCAACCTGTTCGACATCGACCGGCTGCGCCTGGAGAACGACGAGGAGCGCTTCGAACAGCTGTTCATGTGCAAATTCATCGACAGCACCCAGTCGGTCTTCGCCTTGGCCGACCTCGAGCGCTGCTACTCCGACCTCGGTCTGTGGACTGACTACGACCCGGACGATGATCGCCCCTTCGGCAACAACCCCGTCTGGCTCGGCTACGACCCCAGCCGCACACGCGACGACGCCACCTGCGTTGTCGTGGCACCGCCCCTGGAGCAGGGCGGCAAGTTCCGCATCCTGGAAAAGCACAGCTGGCGAGGCACGTCATTCACCCACCAGGCGGCGCAGGTCAAGAAGCTCACCGAGCGCTTCAACGTCCAGCACATCGGTATCGACATCACCGGCGTCGGCTACGGCGTGTTCGACCTGGTCCGCGACTTCTACCCGCGCGCCACGCCGATTCACTACAGCCTCGAGGCGAAGAACGCCCTGGTGCTCAAGGCGCAGGACACCATTACCAGCAGCCGGATCGAGTGGGACGCCGGCTGGAGCGACATCGCAGCGGCCTTCCTGACTATCAAGCGCGGCACCACCAACAGCGGCCAGATCACCTACAGCGCATCGCGCACCGATGCCACCGGTCACGCCGATATCGCCTGGGCAATCATGCATGCCCTGGCCCACGAACCTCTCAACACCAACAAGCGGCGGCGCAGCCGCTATGCAATGCAGGGAACCCATGGCCAAGCGACGACCAGCAAAGCAGCAACAGCAGGAACGACAGCCCACGCGGGCCTTCACGTTCGGAGCGCCCGAAGCGGTGCTCAGCGACAATATCGGGCAGTACCTGGGCGTGTTCGCCAGCGACGACGGTCGGCTGTACAAGCCGCCCGTCTCCCGCGTCGGCCTGGCCAAGCTGTTGCGCGCCAATGCGCACCACGGGGCCATTCCCAAGTTCAAACGCAACATGCTGCTGCGTGAGTTCATCCCGTCTGCAGGCTGCAGCACGCGCACCATGGGCCGGGCCGGGCTCGACTTCATGGTGTTCGGTGAGGCGTACTTTCTCAGGCAGAGCAACCTGCTGGGGCAGGTGCTCGAGCTGGACCACCTACCGGCCATCAATATGCGGATCAAGGTCGACGGCGGCTACGTGATGCTCCAGCCCAACGGGCAGGAAATCGAGTTCGACCAGGACGAGATCGAGCATGTGATGGACTACGACGTCGAGCAGGACATCTACGGCGTGCCCGACTACCTGGGCGGCATGCAGGCGCTGCTGCTCAACGAGGCCGCGACCCTGTTCCGCCGCCGCTACTACAGCAACGGCGCCCACGCCGGATACATCTTCTACACCAACGACCCCGACCTGACCGAAGAGGATGAACGCGAGCTACGCGCCCAGATCAGCGCAAGCAAGGGCGTGGGCAACTTCCGCTCGATGTTCGTCAACATCCCCGGCGGCACCGAGAAGGCCATCCAGATCATTCCGGTGGGCGACTTTCAGGCCAAGGACGAGCTGGAAAAGGTGAAGAACATCACCCGCAACGACGTGATCGCGGCCTGGCGGATGAACCCGGCGCTGGCCGGCATCATCCCGGAGAACAGCGCGGGCTTCGGCGATATCGAGAAGATCGATCGCGTCTACACCGCCAATGAGATCCGCCCGATCTGCCAGCTGTTCGACCAAATCAACGAAGTGCTGCGTGCGGATCGGCGGATTGGGTGGAGGGATCTGCCGACCGGAACGGCCTGATCAGGTTAGGAGACGGCTTGCTCCAGACCGAAGTCCAAGGCAGCACTCTTCAGTGCTGCGTCAAGATCATCACAAGCGACGTCTCCGTGGATCTTATTCAAGTCCAAGAACATCACTGGCTCTGGGCGCTCTTGGTTGTCGTCCGTAGCCAGTGTAGTAAAGCCCAGGCCTTCATAAAATTTGACCGAGCGGCGCTTGGCATCTGTTACAAGAAAGCGACAGCCCACACTTTGACCGATCTGATCTGCCGCCAAGGCTATCGCGAAATCCATCAGCGTTTCGCCGATGCGGTGCCCCTTGTAACCAACGTGTCGAGCCAGGCGAGCGACCTTCATTGCCGGCATGCTGGAGAATCGGTTGGCGTGCTCACAGTCGTCCAGGTAGTAGGACTCTCCCAGTTCAACCTCGCTGCACGTCAACGTGACGTACCCGATTACCTTTCGTTGCGGGGCTTCGTCCGTAGGCTTCAGGACAGCCACATAGGTCACCGCAACGTTTGCGTTCTGGTAATTCAGAGCCTGCCGTTGAAGAAAGGACTTCAACGGGCGTAGCTCAGGTTCGTCTCCAAGGGAGAAACGGCTGAGCTGATGGCCGTGATCCAGTTTTTCGATGAGGTAGTCGGTGCCGTGCTGCATGGCTGACGGCGGGCTCAGCGCGCGCGTGCAGGCTGGTTGCCGAACACTTGGGCAAGAAGATCGCGACCACGGCGATAGGAAGCCTTGGCCTTTGCGTTGGGCGCATCTTCTTTGATGTGTTGGACGAAGCGCGCAGCGTCCTTCTCAGTCAGCTGTACGCGGCTGAAAGTTTCACTCTTAATCGCCATTTCAAAACACCCTTTCCATGGTGGAGCCTGTGTCACGACCTCATCGCGAGGAGCAAGGGAACGAAACGAACACCACAGGCTAAGGATTGCGTCTCGGGAAGAATGATATCAAGCAACCATCACCTTGAGTACATATAGGACAAATATTTCCTTGACTTTAGAGAAATAGAGCATCTGTCAAGGTAGCTTTAATTTTACCCACTGAAGGCACATGTTGTATGTGAGTGGGGAGCAAGGAGCTACATGTTGTGGCAGAATTGGTTCCTGATCAGGTTCCTTGGGAGGGGAGAATGCTGGTTATATGCAAGGAGTGTGGGGGAAAAGGGCGAATCTCCTCGAGCGACCGGCTGTCGCAAGAGTTCACCCGTCTGTATTGCCACTGCCTGAATCCGCATTGCGGCCATACCTGGGTCACCAATCTGACGTTCTCCCACACCCTGAGCCCATCCGCGCAGGCGATCGATCGGCTGCTGTTCGACCGCTTGCGAGATCTGTCGCGCTCCCAGCAGCGGGAACTGTTTGATCAACTTGGCGCGTTGCCGTCGATCAGCTGAACCTTCGCGGCGGTATCCAGCTGCCGTAACTGCCCCATTCCCATCTCGAACAGGCCCGCCCTGGCCCGGTCGGAGAAATGCACTCCGGCCGCAATAATTTCGATGTATAGCGCATTTGAGTTACGGCTGTCCTCGAAACTTTGGCGCAGAGGGCATGCTGTATCAGTTGTGCTGCACATATAAAAAAACTCCGTCCTGTTATTGATGTCGGGGCGGACTTTACTGATATCAAATTCATGGCGTCAAGCACTTTGTCATTCCCTCAGTTGGGAACTGAAACGGTATAAAAACACTATATCGAAAATCCGGTGTGTGTCATTTCCCAAGCTCGGAAACGAGCGCCACGCCTGGCTTCCGCATCATTTTTGTAATCTTGATAATGAATTAAATTGCAATGCCTTTAGTGGTGGGCAGGATTGGTGAGGGGTGTAGGCAGGCCGTCACCGAAGTACAAAAGAACAAAGGTACGTAAGTACATAAGTACATTTGTCGCTTTAACGCTTTGTACATTGCGTTAAAACAAGTTTGATGCGGGCGGAATTGCAGTGCTAAAACTTCGATATAACGAAGGGCTTCAGGGGCAGGCCTAATGCGCTGCGTTGCTTGAAACGAAAAAAGGGGCCGAAGCCCCTTTTTTAACCGCTGAATTTCACTCTGATTCAGCTATCCCGCTTCACCCTGCGGATTCGGCTCGGGTACAGAGAAGGTCGAAACACCGTTGCTTTCCTCCTCCAGCTCGACCAGGTCGGGGTTGTAACTCAGCTTTTCGGCCACTCGTTCGGCAGCGCGGTGTGCGCTCTCGGCACAGCTGGCGGTGACATTCTGACCTTTGGCCCGGGCGACGTAGGTGCCAGTCGTAAAGCGAACCTTGATGATCACTTCGCACCCTCCAGTTCATCGACCCGGGCTGTGAGGATCCGCACCAGATTCTTCTGGTGATCCAGCTCCTGCTCGATGTCGATGGAGTTCTCCAGGCGGGAGACGATTTCCGCATTCATGCTGCGGTGGTTGCGGTAGGCCACGTCGAAAATGCGGCCACGCAAGCCATCTGGCAGGCGGATCACGAACTTGTCAGCGGTGCGGGAGTTGGTCATGGGAATCTCCATCAGATCAAAGTGAGAGAAGGGCGGCGCGTAGCGCGGGGCTTGGCCAGCAGGTCGGTGATCAGCGCGGCGTCGGCCGCGGTCAGCTCGCCCAGTCGGCAGGCCATGTCCGCCACGCTCTCCAGGCGGATGCGGGCGGCTTGGGTTTTCTGCACCTGGTAACTCACCAGGGCCTCGCCGACGATGGACGTGGCGGTGGCCACCAGGTGTCGGGGTGCTGTGGTAGCCTTTGCTGCGCTACCGCTTGGGTGTTGTGCTTGCATGGTGTTGCTCCTTTGCTGGTGGTCGGTGTCGGGGAGTTGCACCTCCTCGACACCCTTCTTTCAGCCATGCCCTACAGCAGGCTGGCCGTGAATACCGGGCGCATCTCGCGCCGCACTTCGAACATCCCCAACTCCTTTCCGTCCAGGTCCTGCAGGTGAACTCGCGTCACCAGTGCCGGCAGTTCGGTGGGGTAGTGGTCGCGCCAGTGGCAGCTCGCCGCCAGCTCGGCCAAGCCTTCGGCGGTCATAAACTCGGCGGCGGAACTCGGCAGATCGAGGTGGCCGGCCACGCCGTCGGCGCAGTAGGTAAGTCGCATAGCGCTTATTCCTCGCCCGCTTTCTTGGCCCAACTCAGCAGCTCATAGGGCTCGACAATCGCGCGCCGCTCGACGGAACAGCCACCCTCGTCGTCAAAGGTGAGTACCAGGCCGCGGAGTGCGAACCGCTCGGGGAAATTCTTCTCACCCATCTCGATGGCGCGATTGCAGGCAGCGGTGTAGGCAGTATTCAGATAGGCCACCTGTTCGTCGAAAGACCGCTTGGCATCTTCCAGTCGCTGCTCTGCGTCGATGACCTCTTCGTGCGAGCGCTCGAGGATGTGCATGGCATCCAGCAGCTTGTTCATCGGCTTGGCGGGGGGAGTTTGCTTGGTCATGGTGTTTCTCCTTCAGTTGCTCGGGTTGGTGTGAAAGGTGGCCAGCAGGCCGACCAGTACCTGGAACACCTCGGGGCCTAGGTCGGCGGCTGTCAGTTGGCCCACGTGCAGGCCGACCTCGGCCTGTAGCCACTGGGCTTGCGTCGGGTTGGCCAGGCAGGCCATGGCCAGCAGCAGGGCACGGCAAGGGCGGGGCAGGGCCTGCAGGCGCTTGAGCAGCAGGGCCAGGCCGACGCCTGCCAGGCTCATCTCGCCGGGGGCGTCTTCGGCCGGCAGCTCGACCAGCTCGGCAGCACGCTGCCACCACTGCGTAAAGTCCAGGGCCTGGGCGGTATCCAGCGCACTGCGCTGGGGGGCTTGGGTTGCGGCATTCATCGGGGCATCTCCTTGCGTTGCTGGTTGAGGCGGGCGCGCATGTCCTCGCGGTAGTCGGCGTTGTTGAGCTGCTGCAGCCATTCCACGATCTGCTGCCGACTCCAGGTGCTCAGCAGCTCCTGGGCCAGACGATCACGGCGGTAGGCCTCGGCGGGGTTCAGTTCGTCCATGCACGGCACCTCGGCGGCGAGCTGAACGGCGGGAAAAAAGAAAAACGTGCGCAAGGGGTCCGGGGGTCCGGAACATCCGGAACACGCACAAAGAGGGATGGCTGGAGGCCGCGTCGTTCGGGGCTTTCAGCTTTTCCAAAATGTTCCGGCACTACCGGAACATACCGGAACACAATTTTTTGCTGATCGGCTGTAAGCCGCGTGGCACTAGGGCTGCAGCCCGTTCCGGCAAAAAGTCCTAGCCGGAACATTGCCGGAACATGCCGGAACAAATTTGTTCCGGTGCGTTCTGGTTTGTTCCGGCAGCACCAGAACAGGCTTTCTCTTATAACTAGATGATTTAATTGAATATTTTCTACATTAATAGAAATGTTCCGGATGTTCCGGACGCTTTGTGTCTTTGCGCACGGCCTCCACTCACACGCCACAAGCACACCTAACCCACCGCTGGCCATACGTTTCATCAGGCATTCCCTCGCTTGCTGAACAGCCAGCAATTGATGGAGCGCTTCTCGATGGGTGACCGGACTTTGCGGATTCCGACAAACCGGTGAGTGGTGCTGGTGGGCAGTGCGCGGCGCAGCATGGTGTCGGGAATCACCTCCTGGCCGGCTTTGCGACAGGCCTGCTGGAAGTGCTCGATGTTGATGGCGATCAGCTCGCGATCGACGCTGTGATTCAACGTCTCGCGGATCTCTTCGCGCTCGCCGTTGGCATCGATGATCGTCACCACGTCTTCGTTCAGGTAGTGATAGATCTGCCAGAACTTGGCAGCGTTCGGGTTCTCTGATCGGCAGCGCTGTTGCCGGTCGATCGCTCGCGCTTCGAGGTGCCTGGCCAGGCTTTCGGTGTCCCGGTCTGTCCACGCAGGGAAGAGCGCCTGGGTGGCATAGGCTGCGGCCAGCACCTGGGCATGCCCCTGCACGATCCGCGCTTCGCTCAGCGCGCTGATTGCCTGCAGGCGCTGCTCGTAACGCGGGAAGGCGTCGAAGTAACGGGCCAGCCATTCCTGCTCGAAGGCTAGGACTCGGCGTAGGTAACCGCCCAGGTCCTTGGCTTTCATCGCCTTGAGGCGATCGGCCAGTGGCTTGAGTGCAAGGCTGTGATGTTCCTTGGTGCAGTGCAGGTGCACGATGCGCGACAGGATCGCCTCGGAGCCGTCGACGCTCTCGTTCTGCGATATGGCAAGACCGCCGCGCCAGATGTTTATGCGGGTTTCGTTGCCGGTGGTTTTCGCGCCGATCACTCGTAGCGGTGCGTGATAGTCGAACAGGGTCTTCACTTCGTCCCAAGCGAATTGCACCGTAATCGTGCGGCCTTGGGCGTCGGTATAGGTGCGGTCGGATTCGATCAGCACCACCGGCAGGTTGCTGACCTCGCCGAAGGACCGAGACAGGCCTACGGCACTGGCACCGGTGCCGCTGGGCTTGATGCCTTCCATGTTGTCGCGGCCAACCAGGCGCCACAGAAATCGCAGCAGGGTGGATTTACCGGCGCCGGGTTCGCCGGTGATCTCCAGGAAGGTGAACGAGGCTTGCTGGCTGCCGATCTGCTGCACGAACAGCGTGGCCGTCCACCAGGCCAGCGCGGCCAGGCCGTTGAGGCTGTGCACAGCGAGGAAGTCGGGGAACCACTCGGGGTCGAAGTCCTGACCGCGCTCGAAACGGGTGTTCACCAGGGCCGTTTTCACGCCTGCACCCTTGACCTCAATGAAGCCGTGGGAATTGACGCGCAGCTCGCGGCCGCCGTGGAAGCCGAACTGGGGAAAGCAGTAGGTTCCGCTCTCCTCGTCGTAGCCCAGGAAGGGCAGGCTGCGCACCGTGCGTACCGGGCGTCGCTCGTCGTTCAGCCATTTCGCCTTGAGCATGGCCAGTTCACGCGCCCCGCCCTCGAAGTTGCCGCCAGGCGTGAAGTCGAGCATCGCCCGAACGAAGCCGCGGGGATCCGCGATCGCGCTGGAAGGCAGCGGCGCCTGGCAGCTCTGGCTGCGGTTGGGGAACCGGAAGTCGAAGTAGTAGCGCTGCTCGCCGGTGACGATGTCCTTTTCGAGGTAGTCCAGGTTGGGAACGCAGTTCGATATCTGCTGGATGCGCACATGCCTGGCGAATATCTCGCGGTTACCTTTGACGGTCTCTTCGCCCAGGTCCTTGCTCAGCTCGGCCTGGTTCACGCGTACCGAATACAGCTGGTTGCGGAACTCCAGCAGATAGAAGCCGGCCGGGCGCTTCAGGTACAGCAGGTAAGCGAGCTTGCCGGTGCTGTTGGCGGTGAATAGCCGGCCCTGGTAGCAGGCTTCGTCCATGAAAACGTCGTCCAGCTGGCCGTCGCGGTATACGTCATCCCAGTCGCGCTCGCCGGCGAGCGCCACCCAGCCGATCTCGCGCATCTCGCTCAACTGCTTCAGGTACCGGGGGATGTACTTGCGCCCGGCCTGGTCGTCGTCCAGGGCGATGCACCAGGTCACCACCTTGCCTTTGTTCGCCTCGATGATGTCCCAGGGGAAGTTGACGCAGCTGATCGCCGCGATTGCCTTGTAGCCGGCCAGGTGCAACGCGATCGCGTGGAAGATGCCTTCAACGATATAAACCCGATCGCCGCCGTTGATGGTCTGCTCTGGCGGCATCCAGCCGCTGCCCTTGTAGGACATGCCGTACTTGATGCCCGCTTTGTCACCATCGTTGGCCACCACGGCTCTGGCATCGATCAACCGTTCCCAGTAGCCATCGCAGAGCGGGAAGCGAACGGTGTCCGCGAAGGTCTCGTCCTTCAGCTTGCGCCGGGCCTGCTTGTACCAGCCCTTCATCTTCGAGATATCGAAGCCGCGGTTGCGTTGCAGATAGGCGTCTGCCGTGGCGTTCGGGTTCTCCGGCGTTGACGGGAAGCGCTCGCTCAGGTTCTCGAACAGATGGCTGTAGCGCTCCCTGGTCTTTTCCTCGAACTGGCATTCGTTGTCGCGGTTGCATTTCAACTGGTACGGCTTGGCGCGGCTGATGAACAGCTTGCGCTCACCGCAGCGAGGGCATTTCCCTTTCTGCAGGTACTTGTCAGTGATGCTGGTGAAGTCCAGTTCCCGATCGTTCTCCAGCGCCTCGATCACGTCGAGGCGGTAGATCTCGTCGAATTGGTCCTGGGTGATGCGTGTTGGTGCGTTCATCACCGCCCCTTAACGTTGAGCGGCAGCGCGCACGCGCTCGGCCTGCTCGGCGGCTTCCAGGGCCATATGAACCATGTTGATCAACACCGCCGACTTCGAACCCTCCTCCTTCGGCCGGATGACATAACGACCCATCTCAATCTCGCGGCGGATAGCGCTATCGGACTGTCCAGAACGGCGGGCGTACTCCCCCACGGTCACATATGGCGTGTCGATGGCAATCTGCATTCTGATAACCTCTCTCGGTTTATTTAGGCTTACTGGGGACGAATGTTCCAAGCTTGGAACCCGATAATCGTTCCAAGCTTGGAACCTGTCAAGAGGAGAGGGACGTGGATTTGCCTGAAAAGATGAAGGCGATACGTGGAAGGGAAGGGCTGACTCAGGGAGATTTTTGTCAGCTTGTGGAAATCCCCTTAAGCAGTTGGAAGAAGTACGAAGCGTCGATCACCGACATGGGGTTGATGCCCTTTCTCAAGGTTTCAAACCATCCGCGATTCAAGAAGTACGCCCTCTGGCTGGTGACCGGAGATACAGCCCCCGAATGTGGCCAAATCAGCCCCCTGTAGCCATGTCGATCAAGAAACTGGACAGTGGGGAATGGCTGGTCGACTGCCGGCCCGAGGGGCGCGCCGGTCCGCGGATCCGCCGAAGGGTGAAGTCGAAAAACGAAGCCATGCACCTGGAGCGTCGCATCATGGGCGACGGGTCGAGGGGCGAATTCGAGAAGGCGCCGAAGCTGGACGAACGCCGGCTGAGCAAGCTGATCGACCTCTGGTACACGCTGCACGGCCAGAACCTGAAAACCGGCGAGCAGCGTCTGGCTCTGCTGCTGGCGATGGCCGACCGCATGGGCGACCCGAAGGCCCACAAGTTCACCGCCAACCACTTTGCCACCTACCGTGCCGAGCGGGCCGCAGGCAAGCACACCAGGGCGAAGCCAGGGCGCGGCAGCGGCAAGGGAGGCGAGAAGCCCAAGCCCATCAGCGCGAACATGCTCAATCACGAACTGGCCTACCTGCGCGCCGTGTTCAACGAGCTCGAGCGCCTGGGCGAGTGGAAAGGGGAAAACCCCCTGGCCAAGGTCCGGGCGCTGAAGTTCGATGAGGCGGAGATGGCCTATCTGACGGCCGAGCAGATCCCCGAGCTGCTGGCCGGCCTGGGCGACGAGACGGCGCACGTACGGCTGATCAGTGAGGTGTGCCTGGCCACCGGAGCCCGCTGGGGCGAAGCGGAGAGCCTGCAGCCCCGCCAGGTGCGCAACGGGCTGATCCACTACAGCAAAACCAAGTCCAGCAAGAACCGCTCGGTACCGATCACCGAGACGCTGCAAAAGCGCCTAACCGCGGCCCTGCCTTTCAAGCCCAGCTATTCAAAATTCCGCGACGTGATCGAGGCGATCGGCCTCGAGCTCCCCGAAGGCCAGCTCACCCACGTCCTGCGCCACACCTTCGCCAGCCACTACATGATGAACGGCGGCGACATCCTGACTCTACAACGCGTCCTGGGCCACGCCACCCTGGCCATGACACAGAAATACGCCCACTTCAGCCCGGGGCATTTGGCAGATGTGGTGAGACTGAATCCGTTGGCCAGGCAGACTGTGGAGAAATCAGATGTTTGATGGTGCTGATTGGACGACCATTTTCGTCGCTTTGATAAGCGCGTCAGCTGCCTCGATTGTCCCTGTTTGGTTGTATCGCTCGGGCATCAAGCGGGAGCGCGACAGCGTCGCAGGGGCAGTCATTGCGGAAGTGTCCTCGTTGATACAGATAGCCTATGCGCGGGGCTATCTATCGGGGCTCAAAAAGGAATACCAGAACTTGGAGCTCCGCCTATACGGATCCAGCCCGTTCACTACCAACACCATTCAGCCAGCCTACTATCGCTTGCCAGTGCCGGAAAACTACAACCTGATTTATCGGGATAACGCGTCGAAGATTGCCTGCATGGGACCAGAGCACGCCGTTATGGTCGTCCAGTTCTACCAACTGATCCAAAGCGTATTGGCTGACGTATCGCCGGGCGGGTTTCTATACGAAGGAACCCGCGACCTCGAGCAGATGGCGCAGACCATCGAGATCTTGGAAATAGCCTTAACGATCGGGAAAGACATCGCAGGGCTCAAAGAATGGAGCCAAGTAGAAGGCACTCCAGGACCCGTTGGCCCAGCAAAACAGAGCAGGTCTGACTCATGAGCGGAAACGAGCGCAATAAGTTCCTGACGCCTGAGAGCACTTACCGAGCGATTGAAAGGCTAGTAGCAGAGAAAAATGCGGCCAAAACGGTCAAACTTTTCGAGTCCCAGATGCGGAATTGGTTGGCTCATCATGCGGCAGATCTAGAGGTGCCATCTGCATGGACAGCTGACGACTTCCAGGCCCTTAAAGCTATGTCAGATCCCGTCGGGGGTATTGAGAGCTTCGCCAGCCTGTTGGATTTGGCAGTGAATAGATGGCCCTTGGAAAAGCCGAAAAGCTCCAATCGCAGGACGCTATTTGTCGACTGTTTATCCCGTTCAAGTCTGGTTACCCCTGAGGCTCGATTCTGGTCGAGATCGCTTTCCAAGACTGCTGTTTCGATAGAAAGCCCCGTCCAAGCACCGATTCTGGCTCCGCATCAGCAAGAGTCAATTGAGCGGGAGATCATCGACCATGCTGCCCACAAAGGGGATCCCAAGAGTTTATCCACTGCAGCTTTTCAATACCTCCAGTGGTTTCTGAAGGCTCTCGCTTTTATCTATCTATCCGTTGAGGCTCAGAGTACTGTTCGGACGGAATTTTGCTTCTATCAGTCCAAGCTCAGTCCTTCTATCACGGCAAACCAAGCAGCCAAGGCACTCAGAGTTTTTTTCTGCGAACCGGATAAACCTGAGGTGAATTGGGCTCGGTACCGACAAGTGAAGGGTTCGCATGTCAACCTTCGGGCGGAGCCGAGCATCAGCTCTGAGGTAGTGGGCGTAAGCCTGGCTGATCGGGCAATACTGGAAGTATTAGATAGTAGCGATAGAAACTGGCTTCACGTTTCGGTTGTGGGCGAAGAGGGCGTGGAAGGCTGGATATCTAGGAGATACACGCACAAGCTACACCGGTAG